AATATCACAGCTATGTGATGAAGCTTAAAGCCAATGGTGCATCTCAGGGACTTATCGAGGAGCTTACAAGCTTTGATTTCGAGGACGGCGCACAGTTCGGCAAGTATCTTTCAGGGCTTTCCGACAAGGAATTTGCCAAGATAAACAACTACTATAAAAAGCGTGACGATCTTGCCGATGAGCTTTCCAAGGATATGTATAAAGGGGAAGCCGAAAAGCTCAATTCCGTGCTTATGGAATGTGTTAACACTGCCCTTACCAGCCTGCCTGCTGCGGCTCAGACCGCAGGAAGAGCAATGCTCAGCGGTATTATGGAAGGCATAGGCAATTCTGATGACCTGACCGAAAGAATGACCACATTTACCGACAGCTTTGCAGAGGTATTTGAGTCCGCTGTTGATGATATGGACCTTAATAAGAGCTTTTCCATTGCCCTTGGCGGCATAGATGCACACGCAGAAGGTCAGGAGCTTGGCAGGCAGTTCATGAACGGATTTGACGAGGAGCTGAAAAATCACCGAAGCGAAATATCCGTTTCACAGACTTCATCGGCAGAAAATCTTGCGTCCGATACATCTGCCAAAAACGCCGGAACAAAGACCTCCGGCAGCAGCAAAAATGACAATATCACCATTGACACCACAAACAATATTACCGTGCAGATCGACAGCGAAACGATATCACGGTCAACAGAACACAGCCGCAAAACTAAGGAAAGGAGAACAGGCTGATGATTTTCAGGATTGGAAATATAAATGTACTGCCGTGGCTGGAAACCTACAATATACAGCTCGAACCGCAGTACGGCAATGACGCTTTTACCTGCATAAACGGTGACAGTGTAAATGACTACAAGGGCGATAAGGTGTCGGTAAGCTTCTCCCTGCGGCGTGTGCCGTCCGATACGGCTGCGCTTATATCTGCTGCTCTGGGCGGCAGCTCCGTGTCCTGTACGGTATCCGCTCCCACCGATATAACGACATCATTTTCAAAAACATCATACCGTGCAGAGCCGTATGATAAGGGGCAGAAATGGCATTTTGATGTAACTGTGCAGTCGCTCGGGGTAATAAACTCGGGCGACAGTCTTTAGCTATACCTTGACTATCGGAGGTATAGATGTGCCTCACTTTGCTGACGTACAGATAAAATACGATGTGGACGGCTACGGGATTTCGGGCGTTATCACTCCGCAGCTGTCCTTTTCTGTACCTGCCTGCGATTATGATGATACGTCCGAACTTTTCCCCACAGGTGCGCAGGTCATACTTACCTGCTCAAATGGTATGGATATACCACGGTTTTACGTATCTTCCCGCTCATACAGCAACGCAAAGCTCAATTTCACCTGCTATGACAGGTCATATGCCACAGATCGTGACATTGCTATGCCCGATGATCTGTACGACATCAGCGGATATGCTTCCATATCTGATGTTATGGACAAGATCATGGCGATATGCGGATACAACGGCTACTCCGACAGCACTGGCATTATCGGAACAGTTATCACCAAGGCTAAAAAGGACAATATCAGCGGTAAGACCTGCCGCAATATACTTGATGACCTGTCCCGTGCCTGCTGCGGTGTATGGCTTCTGCAAAATGACACAGGCACTGCCGATGTGCGTGGCACTCTTACTCTTATTCCCGTTGACAGCGGTATGGGAGCGGTATTTACGGCGGAAAAGTATTCCGATGTTTATATCGGCGGCACAAAAACATTCCGCAAGTTTATACTTACAAGCGGCAGCGAACGCTACACAGCTGGAGCTTCCGAAACTGCTTACGGTACTGTTGAGATCGAAACGCCATTTGCTTCCGCAGCTCTTGCGGGTGCGCTGTATAACAGGCTCAAGGACTATACCTATAAATCGTGGAGCTGCAATAAGATGCTTGCGTCCATTGGTCAGCTTGCGATAATACCGTCACCCTCATCGCTTATAACCTTTGGCACAAAACAAAATCTGTATGTAAACAACTGCACGGTATCGCTCACATCAACAGGCATATATGCTTCCGTTGGTCGCAATGACGCAGATGAGGACGAGCTGGCATATCATAACCGCACAGAGCGTGAGATCGCAATGCGTGTGCGCATCGGTGCGCTGATGGGCAACACCGTTATCACCGAAAAAGGCGCTGCACTGGTTGTCAAAGATGAGGTAAACAACAAGACCGTAAATTACGGCTTTGAGATGGACGAAAGCGGCGTTGCCACATTTGAGGGTGCTATCATTGACACTATCCTTCCTACCTGCAAGCGCACTGCCACAACCAACGGAATAGCTCTTATTGCCGATTATGGCGGTAAAAAGCTTAAATATTCCTACAGTGAAGATGCAGATGGAAACATCAATCTCATGAGAGACGAGGTGAATGACGATGGATGATATGATGTGGTTCCTGCTGGGGCTGATGAATGGAGGAGGTGGCAAGGTCAACAAGCTGGATATGTGTGATTTGTTTGAGCAGCAGACACCAATTACTACAATATCGTTTTTCGGAGACTATTCCGCAAAACTGTGTATTATGCCGGATGGCACATATTACAATAGATATCGATATTATCAGGGCGCAGGTTATTCACCAGGTGAAGACTCACCGCCATTTGTTAGTCAAGATGTTCAACAGAAAGATTTTTGTTGCGGTATTTATCGTGGAACTACATTACTGTATTTAAATTATATAAATACGGCGCAGTCTAAAGTAATCTATAAATCGTGGGACAGTAGTGAGAACAAAGTATATACATCTGGTATTTATACGTATGAATGGGAAGACGCAAGTAAGATTGTAGCAAATAAAAACCTACAGCCAATGGGATATAATTGCACACTGCAATATCCATATAATTATCGCCAAATAACATATAACGTGAACGGCGAAATTACGGGTGATTATACTGGCACGGGGACAACATATATCGGCTGTAATTTGACAGCGTCTGATTGCTATTACACACGATTTAAGGGCAATGATCTGACTAATCAAATGGATCTAATTATCAACGATATTTATGCGGAATACCTGCGTACGCAAGCGACCTAAAGGAGGATTTGATTTATATGTCTATCAGTACAAGAGAAGCAACCGTTACGCTTAACGGCGTGACAACCGTAACATTTGACCGCAGATATCCATATTTTGCGGTAAGAAACGATAGCAGCGCACCTGTGTACATTTCTACAGTAAATGCGGATTGCACAGCAGGTGCTGACGGCGTTGTTGCGGTGCCAAAAGACGGCAGCGTAGTCATTGCAAATTGCGGTGATATTTTAGGTGATGGCACACTGTACCTCAACGGCAGCGGAGCTGTTATTATTATGGGACAGTATGACGGTGGCAACCGTTTTAAGACAGCGGGGAAAGGGGGTGAGACAGTTGACATAACCCCCACGTCACTGGGATACGCAGCAGGCGCAAAGATGTTCTATGATGGCATCTATAACTTCCCGCCTAAACACGCCACGAACGGTAACACATGGGTCGATATGGTGAACAGTCAGACTATGAGCCGATACACAGACGGCGGTTCCGGGCTGATAGCATCTAACCACTACATCAAACAGGCTGGTATCGCAACGGCGATGAAGATACCCGACCTGATTGACTATGATCGTTTTACTGTAGAACTGTTCGTTGAAATAACGGGCGGAACCACAGGTGAAAATGATATTATCAGCAATTTTGACAAGGCTGGTTTTGGCATTTACACTGAGAATGGGGAGTTAAACGCATCTATACGGTCTGAATCATCGACAAGTTACCTGAATATCGCTACAGCGTTTACCCAGAACACGCCGTATGGTTTGGCTATAACCTATGACGGACAGGCGTTTAATTTCTATGTGAACGGCGCACTGGTCGGAACAAAAACATTGTCCGATTACAAGAAATCGATCAAAAATACCTATCTGGGCTGTTTAGGCGCAGGCGATACCAATTGCATGGCAGGAGCATATAATTTCTATCGTCTGGCGGCGTACAGCAGGGCGCTGACTGCTGCTGAGGTCATGGCGAATTATAACACTGATGTACTGAGATTTTAAGATCTAAAGGAGGAATATATTTATGAACTGGAAGTCAAAACTTACAAGCCGCAAATGGTGGGCGGCAATCACAGGCGTTATCGTTTCTGTTATGGTGCTTTTCAATGTTGACAGTCAGCAGTCGGAACGCATCACAGCGCTTATTACGGCAGTATCATCAGCTGTGGCATATACCATTGCAGAGGGCTTTGTTGACGCTGCAGCCGTTGAAAGAAAGGAGGATAATGACGATGAATGAGTTTGAAATCAAGGAAGCTGTAAAAGCCTTTGCATATGGCTTTTCTGCAGAACGTGTTGCCGAGGAATGTGATATCCCTGTGGAAAATGCTCGTGCTATACAGCAGGAACATTCCGCTGAGATAATCGAAAGGAGAAAAGCAAGCTATGAGTAATGCGGTTTACAGGCTCATTGATCTGTCTAAGTGGAATGGCAAAGTCGATTTTAACCGTGTGCGCTGTGCAGGCATTGACGGCGTTATTATCCGCACGGGTTTTGGCGTGGAAAATCCCCGTCAGGTTGACCGAAGATTTGAGGAATATTACTCCGGGGCAAAGGCTGCAGGGCTTTATGTTGGCGCATATCATTACAGCTATGCCAAGACGGCTGAGGAGTCTGTAGCCGAAGCGGAATTTATGCTGAAGATACTTAAAGGAAAGTCATTTGAACTGCCTGTTTACGGCGATTTCGAAGAGCAGGGAAAGATTTCAAGGTCTGTATGCACAGCCATGGTCAAAGCATTCTGCGACAGGCTGGAAGATGCAGGCGCTTGGGCAGGCATTTACAGTTATGATACTTTCTTTAGGGACAAACTCACATCTGATATGCCCAAAAGATACACCGTGTGGTCCGCAAGGGTAGAAAACATTTTCCCCAAATGCGTATCATCGGCAGATGTCGGCATTTGGCAGCACTCGTGGAAGGGCAAGGTAAGCGGTGTGTCGGGTGACGTTGACCTTGATTATTGTTTCAAGGACTTTCCTGCACTGATCAAACGCACAGGTCTTAACCGTTTCTGATACATAATTTTTTAATTGAAAACGGCGTGCCTGATGGTGCGCCGTTTGTGTTTAGGAGGCTTTATATGAGATCATTTATTCCGTGGATAGGCGGAAAAAGCGCCCTGTCCAAGACTATTACCGACATTTTTCCTGATAATGTAGGACGGTATATTGAAGTATTCGGCGGAGGCGGTTCAATTCTTTTTGCATCGGATCACCACGCAGCATTGGAAGTGTATAACGATGCAAACAGCGATCTTGTGCGTCTGTTCCGCTGCATTAAGTATCACCCCGATGAACTTTCAAAGGAAATACAGTACTATTTAAATTCCCGTGAGGTGTTCAATGATTGCCGCAGAAAGCTTGAGAGCAATGGAGATTACACAGATATACAGCGTGCGGCTATGTTTTATATTTGCATCAAAATCAGCTATGGAGCTAAGATGACAAGCTTCGGGTGCATCAAGAAAAGATTATCGTCAGACAGATTTTCCGAAGTTTCTCAGCGGCTTAATGGAGTAGTTATTGAAAATAAGGACTTTGAGGATCTGATACGTCAATATGACAGGACCGATGCGCTGTTTTATTGCGATCCGCCATATCATACAACAGAAAAACTGTACTCGGCAGTATTTAAGGAAGATGACCATTACCGTTTAAAATCTGTTTTAAGCGGTTTAAAAGGACGCTTTATACTCTCATATAACGATGATGACTTTGTCAGAGATCTCTATTCTGATTTCAAGATATGTTCGTTGGAACGTCAGAACAATTTAAGCTC